ATATGTAAAGTTTCGCTGATCTCCACCATAATTTCTGACTGAGTTATCTTGAGTAATGTTCGAGACGTTGTTATCTCCAATAATTTGTGAATTTAAATCATTATCTTGAGTTACGTTAAAGTTTTGATCGTTTGTTTCAGCAACATCAACGTCTTGTGTTTGATTAATTAGATCGTTAAAGCTATTTTGTGTATTAGTATATGGTGTATAGTTGTAACTTGGTGATGTGTAAGTCGAAGCTGGAATTGAAGAACTCGTTGTTGACGATGAGTTAGATCCACCTTCAAACGATCCACCTGCAGCGTAGAAGTTTTGTAATGCAGGTAACTGGCTTAAGTAGTTATTCAAGAATCCTGATGCACTTGTATTTGCAGACGATCCTGTTACGTTAGCCGTGTTCGATTGTTCGCCACCGATATTACTTACACTGTTATTCTGTTCAATGTTAGAAATATTGTTATCTCCCGTAATTACAGAGTTTAAATCATTATTTTGTTCGACATTAAAGGTTTGATTATTCCCTTGTGTAATATCAACGTCTTGGACCTGATTAATAGTTTCATTAAAACTATTATCTACACTGCCGTTGTTATTTCCTCCTGGATTTTGACCTCCTCCACCTACTCCTGGATTATCACCACCAATTTCAATAGTATTTGTGCTGTCGTTATTAGATCCAGTATCTCCGGTATCTACACTTCCTCCTGTGCCTCCAGTGTTGACGCCTGGTGTTTCGATTAATGCAGTGTCATCTATTTCCGGCAGTGGATCTACAAATAATGGCGGTTCGCTTTGTAATCCAGCAATCATTTTATCCAAGAACCTTTGTGCTTTAGGTCCTTTAATATAAGCATCTCCCTGCATTTCTCTGTTTACATGGTCAATAATTTCTTGATCACTAAATCCTGCTCCTTGAAGTCCTTTTAAGTCTGCTTTACTGATTGCTTCTTTCCCTTTTAAGCTTCCTGTCCCTCCCATTGCGAAGTTATAATCTTCAATATTGTCTTTGCCATAAATTGTATCTTGAAGTGTATTTACTTGAGCACTTGTATCTTCATCTAATCGATCTTGCCAGCCTTTTCTTTCTCCAGATCCTTTCTCTGTACCTGCATATACTTCGTTTCTAATTTCACGAAATTCTTCTTGAGCTTGATTTTCTGCTAAATGATCTGGATTTGCATATGAAGTAGATCCGTCTTTCATATTTTTACCACCAGGACGTTTTTGATATCTATCATCAATTCGATCTCCATCTGTATCTACCCAATCCATAGTATTAACAGTACCTGGCTCTTGGCCTATACGAGAACCATAACCTTGTCGATTATATTCTTTCTTTGTCATGCCTGTAGCAGCACGTTCGTCTTTAGAAAGATCTGCCCATGTTTTTGACTTATCTACAGCAGCTGATCGACTAGGTTCTTCATCTGAAGATGCTGGCTCAAACGTTGGTCCTGTTACGGGTTCATCCCGTGAGGATGCCATCATTGAAGTGCTATAGGAAGGCTCAGGAGATGCAGTGGGTGTAGGAGCTGGTGTGGGCTCTGGTGTAGAACCTGGTGTAGGAGAAGGTGTAGGTGCTTTTGGTGGTGGTGGAGCTGTTTCTCCCCCTTTCCCATACTTTTCGTTATATTCAGACTTTGTCATTCCCGTAGCCGACCAAGCAGCTTGATCATCTTTTGATAATTGTGCCCACGCGCTAGCCATTGCTATTTATAAATCAAAACTATCTTTATTGTAGTCCAATTGCAAATTACCTCGCCTTAATAGTCCTCCCATAGTTAATACCATTGAATCCACAGCATCATCATGTGATGAATGGCCAAAATTCAATAGTTCTTCTTCAAGTACATTCCATTTTCTCCATTTATTCCATACCACACGTTTATGCTCATATAAACCAAGTACGCCTCTGAGTCTTGCTAGTTTATCCCCCTTAAATCCTTTGACTGGACTGACGCTCAAATTATACAAAGCACGTTCTTCATGCATAATCCTTTTGAAGTCACCTTCAAAGGATGTTTGATAAGCAACGGCTTCAGGCCAGATTACACACGGTGACATGGTTGGGAAAAACTGACCTTCGTCATTTTCAAGAAGAATATTCCAGTCACATAACATTTCACAAAGGGTATCCATCTTTTTGATATTGCCCATTGTTCTTTCTCGACGTTGGTCAATCAGATAGATTTTTCCATCTTTGATGCCGCCTAAAGTAAAGACTGTCCAGTCATTTTTTTCTGATAGACCGGCACTGAGGTCAATTCCCACTCCTAAACAATCGTATTCTTCAGGTACTTCAGCTTTGATGATCAGCTCTGGAGATATTCCTACTTCTCTACTTTGTACTGCTGTATTTAAATACTGATATGCAAATGCAACTCGGTCTTCTAGCTTACGTTCGTTTAAATACTTCATTGACCAAAACTCTGGCCAATATGATCTTTGTCGTCCGTCTGCGTCAGTTATGACTGCTTTTTGGATGATTTGTTTCCAGTTGTTTTTGGGGACAAAAAGAGTGGCGTGTACGTCGTCAAAGTGAAATCGGGTTCCCAGACAGATGGCCCGTGCGCCCTGGAACATAGTAGGTGCAATGACATTAGACCACGTTTGTTCCATCTCACGTCGTATATCCGGATTATTGATGGATGCAGCGGATTTAATAGGGTCATCGATAAGAACCAATTGCGATCTCTTTGATGTAATTGCTCCCTTGAGACCTCCACATGCAATGGTAAAAGCTTCTTCACCAGCCGTATCAATGCCTGCAAACTCATAATCAATACTCCAGTATTCATCTGATCTCTTTATCTTTGACAATCTCACCATAGGGAAGATTTCACGATATTTAGGACTTGTAAGTATTCCTTTGATTGTGGCCGACTTTGCTCGACTAATATCTACCATATAGGCGATATAAAGTATCCTTAGCATTTTCTTGGCAGCTGCATGTCGTCCAATCATCCAAGCAGCAAACAAACCAAGGACAGTACTTTTCGCAGAGCCTCGTGGTGCGAGGATCGATGTATTTTGACCTGCAATTCCTAGTAGACATTCACTATCTTCTCCCGTACATAATTCGTTGTGCCACTCCAGCATATGCTTTGCTGGTGGCTTACCCATAGCACTACAGAACGCTATAAAGTTATCTCTTGCTGCAAGTACTTCCGGCGATGGTGGTTTACTCGTCACCTTCGTCGCTGTCATTAAAGCAGATCTTCTGTATGCTAATGATGCACTTGCAATAGCCATATTAACTGATTTTATTATCAGTCTAACTAGCGAATCCGATATTCTGCGATTGCTTGAGCTAAACGTGCTGCAGCTCTTGCTTTTGCACGCATAATTAAGTCACGCCGACGTTTTTCTTCGTACGCTACACCTACTGCATATGCATACTCTGCTGCTTCAATCTCACGTGCATTTGACATAAAAAATTTATCAACACTCACACCTGGCATCTGTGGCAGCCTTGGTACTCGTCCTTCTGCACGGAGAGACTGTGTTGATACTTCCCGAATTTTAGGCAGCTCTAATAGTGCTTCAATGTCATCAAGCATTGCTAATCTCACTGTAGATTTTTGCCCATACTGCATTTATAGCATTTTCAATAGGCTCAGCAAACTGAGGATCATCTTTGAAGATTGCGGTAATTTCACGCATTACTCGATCAGCGCCGGCAAGGATTAAACCTCGTTTATCTGTTGTTTTATTCATACGATCACTTGTTTCAATATGAGATCTTAGTTCTTTTTCTAGTGCTGCTAATCTTGCGCATCCGTTGTCCCCTTTAATTTCACCAGATGTGATTGCCATTCTTAGATCTTGAATATCCGAATGTAATGCTGCAATTTCACTATTTAAAATCTCACGTCTATTTAACTTACGGAATTTCATTTTGATCCAACGAGATAGATCAACAAATGAACCTGTGTACCCACAGATCCCTGCATAAACCCAGATCTCAATTGCAGATGGTGTTGCTTCAGCAAATTCACGGAAGTCTTCACTTTCAGCAGCAGACAATGTATCAAGCCATTGATCTACATAGTTGAGATAGACCTTACCTGTTTTGGTTGCTGTAGTCATTACATAGCCCTCGCTGTACTACGTGCATAACGATGCATGTCTGCGCGATCTTTGGCTTTTAGGCGATTTTCGAGACCCATTGTTTTTCTTGTCTGTGCACCTGTTTCTCCAATGTTTCGTGTACTGGTGATATTTGTATCCTTTGTACCTTCAAGTGTTCTATCAGCGCCATACTTTGATGCTTCGCTTGCCAGCTCTGAACTACGGATGCTTGCTCCGGCTTGTGTCTTAGCTACATCTTTTGATGCACGAGCTTGTGTCTTAGCTACATCTTTTGATGCACCAGCTTGTGTACTAGCTACTTTAATATCTGCACCGGCTTGTGTTTTAGCTACATTTTTTGATGCTCCGGCTTGCGTTTCTGCTACTGTTTCAGAAGCTCTAGCTTGACGCCTTGATGCGTCTAAAGATTTATCCGCTCCGTACATTTCTGCTTCTTTTTGTGCAGCAGCACTGAACATTGTTGCTTCTTTGCCCGCTTTAGCTCCATACATTGAAGCTTCAGCAGCTTTTCTTGCCCCAAACCTATCTGCGCCTGCTTGGATACCGGCTACTCCTAAAGCTGATTCTTTCTGTGTGTCTGCAATTTTTTCAGCTGATGCAGTTTCTCTATCAGCTACACCAAATGCTGTTTGTTGTTGTGTTCCAGCAATTCTTTCAGCTGATGCAGTTTCTCTATCAGATACACCAAATGCTGTTTGTTGTTGTGTATCTGCAATTCTTTCAGCCGATTGAGTTTCTCTGTCAGATACGCCAAATGCTGTTTGTTGCTGTGTTCCAGCAATTCTTTCAGCTGATTGAGTTTCTCTATCAGATACACCAAATGCTGTTTGTTGTTGTGTTCCGGCAATTCTTTCAGCTGATCCAGTCTGATCCCTTGATACATCCAATGCTGATTGTGCTTGAGTTCTAGCTACTTCTGTTGCAGCATCACGGCTTGCATCTGCTCCATACATTGAAGCTTGCGCTGATGCATCTGCTGCATATGTATCTGCAGCATATCTACCTGCTGCAATAGCTTCTTGTGATGCATTGTTTAAAGCTGCTGTCATTCTATTCTGTTCACCAGCAACAATTTCACCTAAACGATCTTGCTGTCCTTGTTCTTGCATATTCAATCGATTTTGTTCACCTGTTGCAGATAGCATTCCAATATCTCTGTCATACTGCGCATTGGCAAATGCATTTTCATAGCCAAATGCGGATTCTGCAGCAAGCTGGTTATATCCGAACTCACGGTCCATTAACTCGCTTGTGTTAGCCAGCTCAAGGCCAGCCTGTTGCGCCATATTCTCTTGAGCAATCGCTGCATTTTGCAGTGCTAATCCACTAGCAATACTTCCGTCTAATGCGGATTGAACAAAGTTAGCTTGAAACGCATTTTTTAACATCTGCCCTTCTGTATCATCTTCAGCAGGCTGATAATCATAAAAATCCTGCATTAATTGATTAAAGTCAAACAGGCCCGGATTGTATCCTTGCTCTTGTCCAGGTGTCGAAGAAGTCATGCCTACATCAGCTTTGCATAAATCTATTCTATCTTTTTATTATTTATACAATAGATGTAGTATTTGGGCGAATCATATGTCTCAATTTAGCTCATTGAGTAGACGCGGAAATTATGCATATGCAGGTAAGGTAGCCGCTAATGACGCATTAAAGGCTTACATTCAGCAGAAACGTAATTCCTCTGATATGGGTCGATTAGTTCTAGATGCTGAAAAGATTAAAGCAAAAGAACGTCTCAATGCTATTAAACGGACTAAGGAAACATTTAATACGATTGCAAATATTGAGGCTGATTCTACGATTAACAAGATTAAAACTGAAGCAGATCAAAATCTTACTCAATCAAAACGTTTTGCTGGTGTATTAGGAGCGGCGGGTCAATTAGTGTCTGGTGGCGCTAATATACTGTATGATGCGCGTAATCGTGATACTGATGTTGATAACTCAAGTTTGACTTACTATGACAATCTAATAAATAAAACTACTGATAAAATTCAAGAAGATCGAGATCTTATTGACTCTTTGTCTAAAGCTCTTGAAACTCCTACTGAAAATAATTCCTCAACTATTACTCAAACGACTCCTTCCGCTTTAAAACCTACAACTCCTCAAAGTTTTAAATTTACTCCAGTTCAGGCCAAAGGTCTTGCAGAGATTAGACGAGTTGAATCTGGACCTTTTGGCTATAACGCATATAATTTAGGTGGTAAAACTGAATTTGAACCTATTGGCTCAGGCTCAGCAGCTGATGGCAAACGATATGGCAAACCTCTTACTGAGATGACAATTAATGAAATTGACGCCTTAGGACAAGCAGGGAAAATTCACGCTACAGGTGCTTATCAATTTACTCACAATACAGGAAGCTTTAAAGAAGCAGCTCAATTTGCTGGCTTATCTGGTAATGATAAATTTACACCTGAAAATCAAGATGCTATGGCCTTAGCTTTTGGACAGCGATATGGCTGGGATCGATGGTCTGGTTTGAAACGTGATTCAACAGCTCGTGATGCAGCTATTGATGCTTTTAAACAATAGTAAAAGCTGCTGCAAGAGCTGCTAATCCTGTTCCAAGAGATTGATAGCCCTCACGACGAAGGCGCTCTTCCTCGCGTTGCTCAGCTCTTGCTAGTCGATTATTTTCAGTTTGAAATTTCATACGTTCAAATGCTAGTTGATCTAATCTTGCTTCATTCGCTGCCAACCGCTCTTGAGCTAATCGCTTATCATCTCGTCTTTCTAATCTTTCTTTTTCAGTTTGAAGTTTATTTTCTGCTTTTTCTGTTTCTGCTTCTTTCAGACCTCTTGCAATTTGATTTAACTGAGTAAGACTTGCATTTGCTGGAATCATTCCTGGAGTGTATCCAGACATTATGGATAATTCATTTAGACGGGCTGCACGTGCCGTATCTAAAGCTTGCTGAGTTTGTAATTCTTCTCTTGTTTTTCCTGTTGCAGAACCGTAATTTGATGTTAATCCTGCCGCTTGTAATATAGCTCTGCCCTCACCGCCGGTTTTATCTAACTCATCTTTAAGTTTCTGATCCCTTATTCTTTGAGCTCTTTTTAAAATGTCATCTTTAGTAGAGCCTGCCAAGAAAGCTCCAACATGATCTTGCCAATTAAATGCACCTTTTTTTGTACTATCAAACTTAGTACCGGTTGGATCTAAGTCAAGATTCTCAACTTCTCTCCGAGCAATATCCTCGGCTGACATTCCCGGCAAGAAACCAAGCATTTTCGTTACGGATTAATTCTTTTTCTATTTTACACAGCTGTTAAAGCCTCTTTTGCTTCCAGTCGTGCAATGCGAGTTTCAAGTTGTTGATTAGCTCGTACAAGTAATCCAATTAATTCACCTGTATCAATACACATCTTGCCAATGCTCTCATCGTAATATGTAGCATCAGGCATTACGTCTTTATAATCTTGTGCAATGAAGCCATAATGCATACGTTCGGGATATGCACTATATTCTTCTTTGTAATAGAAGCTCACAGGTTTTAATTGACGAAGTAAAGCAAGTGCATCGTCAATACGCTCGATTGTATGTTTTGTGGCTTCATCGCTCAAAACAAATGGAAGTGCAGCACTTGCAACTGTTCCAAGTGCGCTAAAAATACCAGCTTGCTTAGTAGCTCCAGCTTGTTTATTCATCATATCTCTATAGTCTTTTGCTGATTCAATCCCTTTGAATGCTCCATATGCATTAGCAAATGTACTTGCAGTAGCATCAGCAATTGCGTCTCTTTCTGCTCTTTTCATTTCTTGTGCTGCTGTGATTAATTCATCAGGCCTTGTCCTAGCACTCGCAGCACTATATGTATCAGCCAGACTGACCATACCAGCAGCTTCACCACCAAATGTATATGATCCAGCCTTTAACCCAGGCGAACTAAAATCACGCCTTTGGCCATAACTTGGTGTGAATCCAAAATCTCTTGTTGGTGTACTTCTAAATCTAGCCATTTTTAACTCCTTTAGTAATCAAATTTTGAAAAGTCCGGCACCAACGGCATCAAAACTGCTAGGCGTTGCACCTGTACTAAATCCTTTACCAAGTGGGGCAGCTTCAAAACCACCGCCAAATCCACCCGCATTTCCGAATGCTGAAAGACCTCCGCTAAATAATCGTGCTCCAGTATTTAAAAAGGAATTAAAATTATTAGCATTATCCATCGCTTGTTTTCCTTCTCCGTAATATTTCTCCATTTCTGCTTTTGCGTCTGCACCCATAATTGCATTAAACGTTCCACTATTCCGTTTAATTGCATTTAACTCTTCCATAGCACGTTGCACCGATGATGCGGCTGAAAGCTTTCCAAAATCAACACTAGTATCATAGAAGTTTTCTACTCCACTATCTGCAGCAAATCCTGAGTTAAACGCCATTAGCCTTCTCCTTACTAGTAAATTCTATCAATTTGATTCATATTATTCTCTTCTGCATTCCTTCGACGTCTTTCGTTCTCTAATGCACTACCTGCAAGCATTCCTGCACCTGTGCCTGCTAAACCTGTCAGAAGGCCTCCTTTAGGTCCAAAACGTCTTGCACCATATGCACTACTTGCAATCGCTGCTGCAGTGGGGATGAGCGCTGTATTGACAGGTAAGCTTCGTCCAAGGAATTGTACTTCTGGACCATGAATTCCTTCTGTCGTTGCTTTTAATACACCTGTTGGTAAAACAATATCTCCGTCAAGTGGATTTA